CCTGAGTGGACCTGCCTGGCCTCCGCAACCGTGAACGCAAGCTGTACCCTAAGGAGAAAGACCAGTTACCAGGTTTGAGAAGAAGACCTGATCAAACCTAGGGTTGAAACCCCGGAAGACCCGGTACCCCACCCGAACAGATAACTGATCCTTCCAACTCCTTTTCGGATCCCGATAAGCAGTTAGAATTTTCACCTTAGGTAGAAGTCCCCGGAGGACGATCTCCCTGGACCCATAGGGTGCAGGAACAGATAGTCCCTCAGGGATTGCTAGAAGAATGATCTCTCGTCCATCGGCTTTGCCAAGGTCAATGGACTTGAGAGCACGCTTCGATAGCTTGCGGACAGCGGTTCCGAGACGCCCCCAACCCCTCACTTTACGTTGAAAGGTATCCACAGACCACGTCCGATCACTCAGGGGGTCCACAAGGAACTCCGAGAGACGATCAGTCATGAATTTGTGGTCAAGATTAGGATTCTCCAGTACTGCCAGTCCTCTCTTATAGAGAGCACCAGCATTTCCGGAGAACCTAGTCACTACCTCAACAACGGGAATGAGTTCAAGGGAGCGCCCAGGCAGTCCAGCCGCGGTGTAATCCGCCTTCAGACTCTCGAATTCCGCAAGAAATGCGGGGCCGAAAGAAGAAGGAGAACTACAAAGGGTCCCGTGAACAACTTGCCTACAGGCCTCCCTCATAAGATCCATCGAGATGGATTGAAGGAGGCTCTGAGAGGATTCATCGAGAGCGTGGTTAAGCCGGAGAAGAAATTCTCCAGGCTCCACTCATCCCTGGATGAACTGTAGAGCAAGGTGAGCGTCTCGAGCTTTCCGGACGAGATCACGCGTAACAGCATGACTCCGACCGAGAGATCGAGAAAGGGACCCTACCGCCCCAGGGAGACCACTCTTAGGTCAGAGTCCTTTCCTAGTTTCTCCATAAAGTGCCGAGATGAGGAGAGAATGATCTCCCCTATTCTCAAGCACAGAAGAAACAGGGAAAGGGGTAACCTCTTCCCCTTTGTAGAGGTACCTCTTTGCAAATTCGCAAAACTCTTCCGAGGTAAACGATTTTGCAGAAGAGGCCTCAACACCGAGGGATTCCAGAGTGGCTAGATACACTCCAGCAAGGACACCATCACCAATAAGAACGTCATCACCAAGGATGACGTACTTAGCGGTGGACCACTTGATTCCAGCCCTCTCGCAGCACCAGAACATCACAAAGTGATGACTCAGGGCAAAGGAGGATCAGGAAGAAGAAGCCCCCATGGGGTTTCCCACGCCGTAAGACACCTCCCTACCGTCACCGGTATGGAAGGGGTATCCGACCATGATGTCCCGCCATGCAATGGCGAAGTCCCTGCCGAAATGACCTCCAAGGACGGACTGAATGACAACGATCGGAAAACGATCAGTTGCCGCAGTGAGGTCAACAGAGTAAAGGGTCCTAGGACCCCAACTGGTGACTACGTCCTTGAAGGCTCCCTGGTTGAAAGTCATGTCTTGAGGAATGAGCCGGAGAATCTTGAAAAGGAGATCATGAGTAGGGCGGAGGGCCGTCTGCGACCAAAAGTCCATGATGGCGACCACCCTAGTCTTTCCCTCCAGATCAGGAAACCCCACTAGCTTCCGAATCCTCCCGGGTTTGCAGGTAAAAAACCTGCTCTCCCGGGAACCCAGGAAGGAGGTAACCTCAAGAAGCCCTTGCATCCTAGATGCAAGAGCCTCCCCTCCGATCTGAATGATACTTCTTTTCAGAGTTGCCGGAAGGCTAACGAGATCAGAAAGTGCCGTTCAGAGAGCGGGTCCGTTAGGACCTGCACGGAGAGTGAAATGACTTTCACGCCAGATGGCCTTGCGGGGGTTCGGTACCTGACCAAGGGATTTGAGCGTGCGCCAGAATTTAGGCACATACTCAACCCATCGGAAACGGTCCGTCCCGGTGAAGGGAAGAGTAATGGA